CCACGTCGGCTTCGACCACTTGCGTCTTCCATCTCATTCAGAGTAATCTCTGAAGCATTGGTTGCTTGAGAAAAGCTAAAGCCGTCCAGAACAGGTACTGTCCAGGCGCGGTTATCTTTAACGATGTACATTTTGGTGTCTCTACTAAAATGTAAAAATTCAGCCATAGTAATCTCCTATGATTTCTTGAAAAGACTTGGACGTGAACATTTGTTCGTGCCAGAATTTTCTAATAACGAACCTCAATGACGATTTCTCCGACACCTAAAGGTTCCAATGCGCCCTCATCAGTATCAATACTGATAATGGTGATTTGTTGTGCTGTGTTCTGCAAGTAAGTGCTATCGTAATAGACTAACTTTGAATGCTTTTCTAACACAGTTTCCACATCTTCTAGAAGGGAACTCAAAGCTGATTGAGCGTCCTCCTCATTTACATAACAGCGAATAGTTACCGTTAAAAAGCGGTCTTTATATCCTGCTGTCTGATACTCTCGGGTCTCCCCGCCCGCATTCAAATGAATTGCGGGAAATTCTTCAACTTCATCCCAAAACTTTAATCTAGGATGAACATTCTCATATACATTAGAAAGAAATGTTCCGGAACCGTCAATTTGCTTCAAAACGGTAACAAGAGCATCCAGAATGTGCATTCTCCTAGAGGCATAAGTTCTTGTTGTAGGCATTATACTCTCCTAGTGTAAAATCTTCCTATTGCTAATTCTGCTGCGATTTCTCGAATAGATCCCTCAATAAGTTGTCGTGGGTCTCTTTCTACATCTGAGAATCTTGTTCCGCTTGTACTCTCAAAAACCCCGTAAGGCTCTCTCTGATATGTATACCCAATACTTGGATAACCTTGGCGAGTAGTCTGAATATCTGTAACTCTCACGCTGTTCGCAAATCTTCCTGTTCGGTTTTCTAACCTTGGTGCTCCCATATTTTCTACAACAGTTTGTGGGAGCCTACTGTTGATAATACTCATCAGTGCTATAGGGGATCCTACAGCTTTAGTTCCTCTACCTACCTGTAGCGTGGCTTTTCTGCCTCTGCGACTAGAAGGAGAACCTTGAGCTTTTTTTCCTTTGCTCTTTTTAGTTTTATCAGATAGTTTTCCTGATGTTTTAAGAGAGGTTGAAAGTAACTTACCGTCTAACTTTATCTGTGCTTCTGGTATTTTTTTCTTTATCTCATCTGTAAAACTTGTTATCGCTACCTTAAAAGCCTTCTCTTTTAGTGTGCTTGAACCCTCTAACTCTGCATATTTCTCAGGAGTAAGCAAATCCTGAAAAGTTTTTTGCATAGCTTTTTCTATTGTTTCTAGTTCTTTTCTTTCCTCTGCCGACTGCTCTACGTTAATTTGTTTTAAGACCGGCTTAGCTATGATGTTAAAATTGGCGTTAATTTTTCCATCTTTTGTAATAACTTGTTCCCAATTTGCCAATAAGTCATAAAGTCTTTTTTGTATAACAGCTTTTTGGCTTGAAGCAGCTTTCTTCCATTTCTGGTCTATTATATAGGCCAGGTTCTCGCTTGCTGTATCTAGCAACTTCTTTTTAGAGATGCCTGCTTGCTTGCCTAAAAACATAGAAGCTGCGGAGCCTCCTAATGCTGAAGTAGCTGTGCCGGCTCCGTGGTCAAAGTTTATACTCTCACCTGCTTGCTTACGGTCGTATTTTTTAGCTCCAATCGACAGATTTGTCTCTATAAACTCTTCATTAAATTTATGATTTAGAGTTTTAACACCTTTGAACGTTGTGTTGAAATAAAAAATATCAACACCAAAAGTTAAACCTAAATTATCAACTATCTCTAAAAAATACTTTCTGCCCCTAAATCTGCCCGGCAACTTAGTTGAGGCTCCTATGAATTTCTGCTTTATAAAAGACTTATACGAATTTCTATCCTTACCAAGAGATTGTCCGATTCCTGCCTCAAATCCTGTGGCAAGAACATCTAAAACTTCCTCATCTATAATTAGACATTGACGTACTGCTGCACTTTCAAATACTATACGAGAAGCTTCACCAATAGTTTTCTCGCTCTGTCTATCTAAGTCTGCTAGTAATACGTCTGTTATTGACTTTCTTATATTACCAGTAGACACTAGAAATTCTTATATAAGTCTAAAACTCGCTTGATATGGTCAGGAAAGGCAACATTATTACGCATAGATGTAGTAGACTGATTCTGTATAGAAGCGCCTGCCAATACTCTGCGTTCTTTATGCTCGTCTTTTAAGTAGTAAGTAACCAAATCAAAAACAGCAAGTTTCAAATCTTCTGGTACAGCTGCATACCCTGCGGTATACACAACTTGTACTGCACCAACACCTTTTGGCCAGCTCTTATAGCCAGTAGTGCTAGTACGAATTAAGCTATCTGTAGCAGTCTCTAAATAATACTCATGATTAGTAGTAGTTAGAGCAGTGTATGCTTCTGCATACGAACGACGCTCAGATACACTTACAATAGTGTTTACAGGACTTTCAGTAAGCTGTATAGCATACGTATCCCATTCAATACTTAATGTTTCAGTTTTATTAGAACTGTAAAAATCTATAATGCTATTTCCGCAATATGTTTTTATTAATTGACTCACAGCAGGAATTAAGACATCCAATCGAGCATCCTCTTTAGGAGAGTTAATGCCCTCTGCGTCTTTATATTCAGCTAATGTAGTTAAATCTGCCATAAGTAAATTAGTAAAAACAGGGGAGGTTGCCCTCCCCTGAATTGCTTAAATATATTAAGCTACGAAGTCGATCTTAACAGAAGGCTTATCAGCACCAGCTGCAGGCAGAATTTCTTCAAAGCCCAAAGACTGGCTAGCAACGATAACACGACGTTGGTTCATTACTTCATAATCCTGCTCAACAGTTACACCGCGAAGACGTGGGATAACATAGTTACGAGGATTAACAACGAAAGCAGCAGGAATGCCTGCAGCTTCAGCTGGGAACTCATCAGATACAACAACAGGAGTACCGAATACGGCACCGATTGTACCAGTAATACGTACTGCAAGGTCGCTACCTACTTCATCCATAGTTTGGAAAGAAGCATCGTCTAACAAGTCGTAGTAGCTATTCTGGCTAACGATGTATGCCAAATCCTGAGGATTGATGCCATACTTACCCATTGATTGGCGAGCATTCAACAGGATAGCAGAAGTCAGCTTAGCTGCATCAGAGATGTCTAGAGTTTCGCTGTGAGCATCAGCTTCGCCGTCAAGACCAGCGATTGTGCCGTTACCATTCAGAATCATAGCTTCAACAGCGCGAGCGTGTGCACGAGCAACGCCTTCTACCAACATAGGCATCAGGTTTACAAGAACTTGCTCATCAACGTCATTGTCCATGAATGTGCTTGATACCAAACGGTAAGCATTCAGGATAACTTGCTTAGGCTTGTAAGCGTTGTCAGTAGCGCCACGGTTTTCTAAGTTACCAGCGTTGGCAGAAGAAGCCCAATCAGCCAAACCTGTATCAGGTTGGATTGGCAATACTGTAGCAGCACCATTTACTGGAATTTCACGGAACATCTTGGCAACTTTCAGTTCCATCTGAATTTCCTTCTCGATTTGAGAAGAAACTTCTTGGTCGATGTCAGCAGCGTTGCTTGTGTAATCAATACCAGCTTTTTGCATAAGGTCACGAGCATAGTCTGTTTCCATGCCCTTGCGAGTCATAACACCCAGCATATGAGCAGTCATGAACTCTTTGCCCCACTTAGAAATCTCATTACCGCCTACACGGTCAGCGAATACACGCTTAGACTCACGCATCTTGGTGATTTCTTCGTTCTTTTCTTCAAGTTCTTTCTTGTATGTAGAAAGGACTTCTTCCATGTCAGCTTCACGCTCGTTCAATTTCTCTTGAACGTCGTTCAACAAACGCTCTGTACCAGACTCAACACCTGTTACAACGGCTTGCTTAACTTCTTCTTCCTGCTGAGCCTTAGCTTCTGCTTCTGCAGCAGCTTTTTCAGCAGCTTCTTGTTGTGCGGCTTCTTCCGCAGCTTTTGTTTCGGCTTGCTTCATTGCAATTTTAGCAGCAGTTTCCTCTGCTACCTTCTTAGCAAATGCTTCCAAGTCGATTTCTGGAGTATTTACTTCAGACATTTGTATCTCCTTTTGGGTTTCTTCAACCCCGTCCGGTGTGTCACTAGCTACGCTAGAAGTATTAACTTCGTCTTTAGCCAGAGTCTGACCGGCTAGATCTACACGATTGGTGAAAGTTTTTTTGAATTCTTCGTACTCTGCTTGAGAGTCAAAAGATTTCGCCAGAGAAAAAGTAGCTGCTTGATTGCAAGGAACGGATACTACCGAAACTTCAAACAACTCAGCGTCCTTTATCTTTAATCCGTCAGTTTCCTGGATATAATCAGCATCCTTGACTCGGAAACCAACAGAAAAGGCTCCAAGGACACCGTCTTTAACTAGCTCGCAAACTGCTGCAGGAGCAGATTTGCTAATCTTTGCTTCGAGTTCTAGACCATTATCTGTTACTTTAAGTCCAGTAGCTCGACCGATTGGCTTATCATAATCATGATTGAATAAGATAATCGGATTTTTCTCAAAATTCTTCAAACCGCCTTTTGTCCATGCTTCATGAGAGATTGAGTCTCCCGCACGGTCAAAGTCAGCCGTACTTGCCATACCACGAATCATAACACTTCCGTCCTCGGTAGTGTGAGATTTGAAAGTAGAGGTTAGATTAAATATCTTTTCCATATTACTTCTCTTCTTTTTTAACTGCCGGAGCAGGCTTAGGCGTAGGAGCAGGAGTAGGGGGAGTTGGTTTTGGAACAGGAACCGGCTTCGGCTTTACCGCTTCAAAAACGTCAGGACGAGACTTTCGCATAAAGTTAATCATTCTATCCCAAGAACCAAAAAAGTTTTGAATCTGTCCATAACGAACAGGAACACTACCAAGAGCAATATACTCCTGCTTGGTTAGAATCTTTTTATGCTTGAGCATTACTTCTGCGATTAAATCCAGAACTGCTCCTTTTTGTCTAAGTCTCGTCATTTTCGTCTCCTTCTACAGGTCTTCCGCCTTCATCAGGGTTGGCCGCACTTCCTGCAATGTTGGCAGGAACACGAAGGTCATCATGTCCTTCGAGGCTTTCAAATCCTAACTGATTACGAGCTTCATTTGGTGTGATAACCCCAGTATTTACTAAGGAAGCATAGTATGCTGCTTGATCTCGAAGCTCTGGTTGAAGTGCGGGAATGTTAGTAACATCTTCTCGCAATTCAAACCCAAAAAATCTCTCAAACCCAAAGTTAATTTTTCGTACTATGGGTAAAACAGTTTCCAAATAGTACATACGCATATTTGGACGAATATTTGCATTATTTCCAGAATCTAATAATATAGGTGGTACTCCAAGAGCTTTCAGAATAATTTTTTCGTTTTCTTCAATAGCAGACTGAAAGTCAAGTTCTTTGAAGTTTACATTTGAGATTTGGTCAATCTCAACACCACCATCAAGAATAAGAGGTCTACGACCTCCTGCGTCTGGACGATAACGAATGCTCCAAGATTGAATCATTCGTTCTTTAATCTTTTCCGATAGAGTATTTGGGCTTTTCAAAACCAACCCAGGAACTGCACCATTCTTAAAAAAGTTATCTTGAAACTTACGCATAGATGACATAAGTTGCATAGTGCGAAGTGCAGGCTTTAGGCGAGAAGTTCCTCTATAAATAGAATGGAATGAGTTATCTTTTATATGAATAATCTCAGTAGGACTATAGTCTACAGTTTCATTAAAAGTGAACTTCTCGATATATCGTGTCTCGCTCGCATGAATAACCATCTTAGCTGCGGGCAGATGATAAAGGTGTACTCCATCGTAATAAATAAAAATGTTTCCGTCAATAATGTAATCTGTAATTAGATTACGCTTAAATGTGCTAATATCCTGAAAAGGATTTGGTTCTGTATTTAGCAGCAGGTTTACCCGTGAACGCTTCACCCCCTTGACAACACTCTGTAACCCTTGAACCTGTCCTCCTACTGATGTAGGAATTTCTGAAGCATCATCTACAATTAGATTTACGCCCCTGTTTACAATCTCTATCTCTTCGTAAGCTGTTTCGTAACGGAAAGTAAGCTCACGAGACGATTCTGTCTTATGGTCATAGTAAGGCTGAGCAGGATTCAATTTTTCTACTCTATCGCCTCTTGTAAAGATGTCATACCATGCCATGTTTTTCTCTTTGAATCTCTACCCATCTTTCCTGCTTTTTAGCAGTGGTTAACTTGGGGTCTCTACCATAAATTGAATGCAATTTTAGGTGGTGTTCATGACATAACGTAACAGTATGCTCATATAACTCAGCCCAATGCTGTTCAATAAAATCTTCCCTAAATGCGAGAATATTCTCTGGGAGAAGTTTATTCTTTTTCACCCAGTCATGTACTAAAGGGCTTAAACTGTAAAAGTGGTGAAAATCAAGTCTGCTTGTTTCTCCGCAAATGTAACATTCGTCGGCTTTTTCATACTTCGATTTTGCTTTATCTCTTACATATTTTACAAGGTCTCTTTTCAAATCCATTTTTCAATACCAGAATTATAGCTAAGTTAAGGTGAGTTGTCAAACACTATTTTTGGTGAGGTCTCCTTAAAAACCGCTGTTTGAAGTTTCAAAGGAGTATAATGCGTAGCGGAGAGCATCTGCCATGTGGGAAGCTCTATTGTGCTTTGGTTTCTCTTTTGCCAGATTAGGATTCGGATCCCACTGGTACTGGTCAAGACTTGCGATAGATTCAGTACAAGAGGAGTCCACATAAAGAAAATCATTATCTACAATGCCTTCGACGTGGGCTATGCCATCGAGAACTGATTTTTTAGCATTTATAGTGCTAATATCATAATTCTGGGCAAAATCAAAACGAGTTTGTTGAGCAGCGGAGTCGATAAAAATATAGTCTATATCCCACTTGTCAATGAGTCTTTGTATCTCTTTGGCATGTTGTTCAGTGGTTCGTTCTGCATCAAGATATTCGTCGACTAAATAGAACTTGCGTTCATCCCAGTCATATGCAATTACACAAAAAGCAGTAGGATCACGATAACCTACGTCAAGGCCTGCAAATATATCCATCTTTCGTGAATCTATCTCTTCAAAGGAGCCTATACACTTTTCATAGTTAAAGTTCCAGATACGTCCTTCGTAAGTATTAAAGTCGGCTTCATACTCTTGTCTAAACTCAGCTTCGGACATACTTTTTCGAGCTTCCGCAATATCCGTTTCAGACATTCGAGGATTATCTTCATAAGTCGCACGAATAGAGCACCATTCTGGGAAATCATCATTAAATCCCCTATCAAAAAACTCTGCGAACCAATTATTTCTACCTCGTGGAGTAGAAATAAATAATGCTTTCGAGTTGTCCTTATCTAGTGTAGGACGAAGAGCTACATTAAAAGCGTCTCTACCATCTGCGAGAGCTGCTTCGTCAAAGATAATTAAGTCATAAGAACGACCTACACAAGAATCTACTTGATTTACAGAACCCATTCTAACTGTCGAGCCATTGGATATTTCAATAACTTTATCTTTCGCATTATCTTTTGTAACTTCCAAGTCAAAGTGCTTGATAAGATTACGTTGTAAGTCAAAAGATATTTGAGACAAGGAATAGTTAGGAGACATAATAAGTATATTAGACCCCGGTACTAAAGAAACTAACTGACCTATAACATTTGCGATATAAGTCTTTCCCTGCCTGCGAGAAACTGCTGCACAGATAAAACGATACTTCGGAGAGTTAACTCCATTTATAATAGCTACTTGAGAAGGAAGAGCTGTAATATTCAGCAGATTCAAGTAGGGCTCTATAGGGAGTTTTAGAAATTTGGATTCGGCAGGGTAGTCTAAAAAATAATCTGAAACTATATCTGCGCGGCTTATCTGTACAGCCATTTATCTATTCCTGTGGCATTGACCAAGTTTTACTATATTTGCGTGAAAGACTAAATTCGTCTTGAGGTTCTTCTTTTTCTTGTTCTCTTTCTTGTTCTTCAATCTTTTTTGGTTTACGAAGTACGGCTTTAACCTCGTAATTGTCGTTTGCGTGCATCTAAGTATCCTCTTATCATTTTTACTATGACACGGTTAGTAGAGTACTTACTATCATCGAACACATAAGATCTATGTTCCATGTACTCTTTTGTACAAAATTTCTTTTGTATGTTGTCAATATATTTACCTTCCCAACGAAGAACGGCATGTCCTTCCCCCTTAAACCTACAGAAGCACATTTTTGCCTTTCCTGTAAGTAAATACCAAATTACTTTTGCATGATTTCTTCCAGCAGCTTCGTACAAATAAGTTAAGGAGTAATCCTCGCAGTCTCCATTAAAAGGAAGATTATACATAATACGCCAGCAGTCACGCTCGCCGTATATGTCTTTATCATATTCGTAATTAAAGTGTTCGTTTAAATACTCTAAAAATTTGTCCATTTTACTTTTTTCCTGCATAAGCATTCGCTCCAAAGAAAGCAGCTACTAAAGCTGAGATAGCCACGAAGTAGGTGGGTGCAATATCACCAATAATGTTTGCAGCACCATCAAGTCCAAATAAAGAAGTACAGAAAATACCAAAAGGATAAAATAACATTCCCCAAAGAGCAAACCAAGTCATTTTTCGCATTGCGTCTCTTTGTGCGTCTTGATCTTCTAGCTCTTTTCGTTTGAATTCAAGATGCATATCCATCTCTTCTTTGCTGATGTGTCCATCATTATTTGAATCGGCACCAGGAATAGCATCTTTATCTATAGTTTTAGTATTTTCGTCCATTATATTCTATGAAGTATCAAGTCAAAGCTAACACTACAGGAACTATTTGCTGATGTGGTTGTTGCTCTAACATCAATATCTGTTTTTTGACTGAGAAAGAGAGGCACTGTAAACTCTTTAGTGAAACTACTTTGATAAACGTGCATTTGATCCTGAATCTGAAATACCTCATCAAACGGACGAAGGTATAGATCTAAAGAAGCATCATCATTTTTACCCACTCCTGCAGTCCAGGTTCTTAGATACCCTAAAAAGCCTGCTGGAATAGTATAAACTGCCATAAGAGTCTGAGCTTGCTCAGCATCGACCTGCGCTACAATAGTGCCTGAAGCACTTACAGTCCTTAAAGTAATAACTCCAACATTAGTACTTCCTCTGTAAATACATCTAAATACTCTTATAAAAGTATTACTAGTTGTTACAGCAGAGGTTCCTGTCATAGTAATTGTTTCGTTTAACGGGGAATAATTAGCATCTAGTCCCTGTATTTCGAGAGTTCCTGTATCAGAACCTGAAGTACTTAAAACATATAAAGTTTGAGCACTTGTAAGAGATGCCCAGGGATACAACCCACCGGGACTCCAGATAGTCTCTGGACTAGAAGCAAGAGCAGTATTTTCTCCAAACTTATGAACGCCTGAGTAGTCCTCTTTTCTTTCTGCTATTCTTAAACCAAATTCTAAACTCATAACTACCACTTCACCTTATCAGCCCAATAAGCAGCACTCATCTTGCCTTTTGCAATGTTTTTTGCGTGTCTTGCTTTGAAAGATGCTCTCTTACGCTTCATCGCCTCGCTTTCGCCTTTCTTAGGCTTACCTGCAGTTTTAGCTCCCTGCTGACCGAAACGAATTGTTTTTATTTTATCACCAGATTTCGCTACAACAATATGCGATTTTTTAGGATGACCTGGAGTTCTTTTAGGCTTATTGTATCCAGAAACTCCTGCTCTCTTCAAACGAGAGTCTTTTTTCTTTGCAGGTTTGCGTCTACTTCTTCTTACCGCCACGCCTCATTCTCCTACGACTTTTGGCAAACGTTTTTACCATAGTCGGCTTTCCTCCTGGATTACCCGCTGCTCGTTTTCTACGAATAGCTGATTTTCTTTCTGAAGGAGTCATGCGTGCAGCTTTTGCTGCCGGAACGCATTTTGGATACTTCTTCTTACCTGCTTTACTGCGACCGCACTTTTCAAAGCCTCCGCCTTTCTTAG